AATTTACAATTAGGATCTCCCATATCCAAGGCGGCAACTTCTTCCACCTGAGATATAATAATCTCTCCTGATTGCAAGACCAGTACTTTAATTTCTTGTTCCATTTTAACGATTGATGATGGCTATGTATAAAATATACAATCCAAATAATAACATTAGGAATGTAATTGGAAAGAATGGTATAACACTAATTGCATGTATTACTTGTACTATTACTATGCCGTAGAAAATCCACATAATCCACATGCCAATTTTATTATGAAGACTGCCACGTTTGTATGGATGGGCCCCAGTTGGGCCTGAATCCCAACCTGCTTGCATGTATTCTTTTGTATCAATCTGTTTGGGCATTCATCCTATCCTCATAAGATTGTTTAACCATTTCACTAGGTTCTACTATTGTTACCACCCAACTAGGATCAATAGATATTTTTCTTTCTGCCGATAGAGGCATGAAAGGATAATACTGAACACTATACTTAGTTTCAGAATCTTCTTGACCTTCTGTTAACATTACAGGAGCTTCAATTAACTTACAACAGTAAGCATTTTCAAGAACTATAAAAATGGGTTTATCATTTTCATCTACAAGTTCTTTTACATCAGCAATAACTTCCTCGTTAGACTTTAATAGAACTAGTTTGATAGACATCAGAATTTCTTTGGATGGGTAATGACATCGCCATGAATCTCACCAATATCATCAATATGAGTATGATCTATAGCATCAATATGATCTACATGATCTATATGTTCAATGTGACCATGATCTATAGTGATGTGTAATCCTTCATTAGCAATTTTCTCAAGGGATTTTGCGATTCTTTCTAGAAGCACAGTCTCATTCATGTCATCATTATATATTTGTGAAGCGAATGGATGGTATCGCACCATCGTTTACTGGTTGGAAACCAGTCGTAATACTTTTATACGACACTCGCAAGTGGGAGGTTGGGATTCTGTATTACCAACAAAGAACGGGCATTACTACAGTAGTAAATTTTACGTCCTTGCCTGAGACCCGACTGGTAAGTCGATTCACCTCTCGGTGCAGCACCACCTGTGTCTCATCACCTTATCCAGCTATATGCCAGAAAGATTATTCAGTCACTCCCTTGTCAAGAGCGTCCCCTCGACAAACTTATTATAACGGATCAGGGTCTACCTGTCAACCCCCTTGTAGGAAATATTTCCAGCAATCATACAACGTCCTGACACCTTGGAATCTGGCACCTCATGAGACTGATGACCACCAAACAAAATTAATCTACCTTCTGTCACCTGAATCTCCTGACCCTCTATGACTAAAGGAGAACTGCCTTCTGGGGCAGAAATATAATATCCAAAAGATAAACTGTAAGGAAAATGGTTATGGAGTACTGTGCCTCCACCATCATCATACATCATACCCCAATAATCTGCTATCTTAAATCTCTTAGTCTCTTCTGGACTCTCATTATATGCAGAGTTAGTGTACCTAGAGAATTGTTCAACAGCATCTACAAGTACACTCTCTATCCAATCAAATAATATTTCATGAGCTTTAAGATCCCTATCAGTACCTGTGTAAAATTTTGTCTTACGAGCTCCACCATTAACTTTGGTTTGGGCAGTACTATCAACCCAATTAAAAAGTATACCTTCAATCTGTGCATGATAGGGACACTCATATACTAATGGATCAAATGGTGCAGTTAAACCAGGCAGATTATTATAATTGATTTGATTAGGTTTCAACCCAAAAATTCTACTCATTAATTTTAACCCATTTGTTAGGATTGGTCAGGCAAAAATTACCAGCCTCCTTCCTAGTAGTTATCAATATATCATAAGATATAGAATACCTATTAGTGAGTCCACGATATTCCTTTACTTCATGATGTAAAGATGAAGGAAAGATTAAGAGTCTGTTCTGTTTTGCCTTATAATTCTTTGTCTTTACGTTATAATCTGTCCTACTGCAATGAAATATTGGCAAAGATGTTAGGGTATTTGGTTCAGGCGTATGAACAACTAAGTTTCCTGTGTCATTATCATCTTCAGTTCTAACATAGAATACAGCACTGAAGTGTGACTGTGAATGTGCATGAAATCCTATACCACCAGCATTAACACAGACGGCAGGCCATGATTGTGGTATGTATATATCAGAGCCTGGATGAACATCAGTTGGATCCAGTGTTGCACCCAATTCCTTTACATACTTTTTAAGATGTATTGCTAACTGATCTGTTACCCATTTAAACTCTGGTTTAGATGCTATCTGAGAATCACCTAATATTTCTCCCGTAAAACTAGGAGCAAACCCAAGGTGTTGTATATTCTTCTGATAGAACTTATCAACATATTCAACCATACCACGATGAACCTCATCAGTAGGTTCTAGATCTGCATGATATATGGTAGTAGGAAACAGAGCATCAATCATCCATATATTATAACATAAAAAAGAGGGGCGTAAACCCCTCTCAATAAATACTTACCTCTAATCTGCCACTTAGAGGAAGTCTTTACGGGCATGGTGCTCAGGAACCACTTTACCTAGATCGACAGTCAGAAGTCCATCCTCAAAGGTCACTGACCTCACTTCTGTTTCGTCTGATAAAGTCCATGATCTCGTAAAGTTTCTTTGAGCGACACCTCTATGGGCATAGTCACTCGCATCCTTTTCCTCTTTTTTGCCTTCAACAACTAGTTTACCATACTCTGTATAAACATTCACTTCGGATTTTTTAAATCCAGCGAGGGCAATCTCTAGTCTTGATTCGACATTATTAATATTGATTAGATTGTAGGGTGGATAGTTCTGTTGTTGATGACCGTTAAAGAACGTGTCAAAATACGTATCCAGTCCAATGCTGTTCTTTGTGATTTGATCCATTAAGGTTGGCAAATCTGCAGCATGATACCTTGTTAGGCTGTTCATGATAGTAGCTCCTTGTTAAGCGAGTTTGTGTTTTGTGATCCCCGAAGGCAATCACCTTTATTTAACACAATACTACCACTTCTCAACCACTAACTCTATAGTGTTGTCAACACTTTTCTGTTCGGACACTACGCTATAACCTTTCTCTTGTACGGTTTGCATCACCGTTTCTCTAGCATATGATTGAGTAACTTTCTGAAGAAACCTTTCAATAGGAATTTGTTCATCCCAAGCATCTCTCTCAGCAACTAACTCAAGTGTACCATCCTGAGATCTTTTAAATCCCACATATCGAGTTACACCAACTTCAACTTCAACCTGTTCATGTATATGATCTGATGGATTCTCCAATAAAACATCCTCTAAGGCTGCATAATTCAATGCATTTAATGCCTTTACCAGAAGATCCTTATTCTTTAATTTCGTTTTTATTGTGCTGAAGTGTGACATTTTCTTTTTGATAGTATTCTGGTTTATGCTTACGTTCAGAAATCTCACCTAAGGCTTGTTCTATCTCTTTAGTAAGTCTCTCACAAGAATCACCTTCTACACCCTGTACTTCCTCATGTACTGTGCCGTCTTGACGTATTTTATAAACTATTCTATGCACCTGACTTTACGAATGAACTTGGCGATGATTGAACTGCTTTCTTTTTCTTACCAATATTATATTTGGTCTCAAGTGTCCAGTCACCCTTATCCTTATAGGACAAGACTTTGATTTGGTTAAGTGGGGCAACATCTTGTATCATCTCTGGTGTCATTATAGTTATAAGACCCCAATCAGAAAGTAACGTAATGATACGATTCCTTCTTTGCACATCATTCTGAGAAAGATTGGCAGACTTCCCATCTAATGCAAATAGTTCTTTGAAATGAACAATATAATATCTTCCCTGCTTATGCAGTATATGACATGATTGATATATCTTCTTCTCTTTACGGGATGCTACCCCAATTCTTGTGAGAGTCTCTCTTACCTTGAGAAAATCATCAGGTTCATTCAATGTAACTTCAATCATCTGATCTTGTGACCAAGCGATCTCAGGTTCTGTAAACCCAGTCATGCTGTACCTCCAACGTCAAGTTTCGCTTTAATGTAATCCAATTGCTCTTTAGTAAGAATTTTCAATGCTTGGATTGCTTTCTCATTACTATAACCATAGTATGATTTGACAACATCAAGGTTCTTGATCTTATCCTTTCGGAGCCAGGGCGAGAATCTCTTCTTTTTCCTGAGACTATTTAGATAAAACGAATATTGCATGTCCTTATCCAATTGATGATGGAGGTTCATCTCATTGGCGAACATAATACAATCAATATGCGCTGAACAACATTTGTTCACAATGAAGGCAGGATACTTCTTGCACGCTTCTGGATCCTCTTCCGAGAGATCCTTCTTAGTCAAGTATATCGAGTCTAGATAATCTTTTAGTTCTGGCATTTTTACGATTGTATTGGAGGTTACCTAATTGTCTTTCAAGTTCGTATTCAATAGTGCGTAGGTTACCAACTAGGTAATCTTCCCACTCGTTATCTTTGAACAAATCATGTAGATGTGCTACATGTTCCAAAGCAAACATTAATTTAGTTTGGTCATTCATTCTCATTGTGTAAGTTCAGTAATTTTATCACGCCAATACTGGCGATCATCATCTGTAATCCAAGGATTATGCTTCTGGACATGTGCATGTTTAAGCCAATCATCTTTAGTCCAATCTTTTTTAGGGCCCAGATGATCTTTTAATCCCATCCTCTTTTACTTTTCCAGTCAGCATACATTCTACCATACATCATACCTTCGTGCGACCTTATTGGATCACCCTTAAGGATTTCTTTCTCTCTATCAGTGAGATTTTTTGCCTCATTAAGATATTGGGATTCCCAATTGGGAATATCTTTAATGTATTCTTTCATAATGAATTTATTACTTGAGGTAATAGTTGATGTTCTGCCTGTTGTATGGCTCTGGTAACAGTTTCAACAGTATCGCCTGGCAGAATGGGTACTTCCTGTTGTTTTATTATTGTACCAGAATCTAGTTCTTCTGTCACCCAATGGACGGTACATCCTGTTACTTCTTCACCTGATTCCAGTGCCTGTTCTACGGCATGTAACCCTTTAAATTTAGGCAACAATGAAGGATGAATATTTATACACCTACCTGCAAATGCATCACAGAACTCTTTAGATACTATTCTCATCCATCCTGCCATGACTATAAGATCCACATCCATGGCCTTAAACGTTCTTATAATTAAATCTTCTTGTTTACTGGCTATACGAATGGATGGAACTTTCAATCTTCTCGCTCTTTGTTCTGCACCACATTTCTTTTTGTTGTATATCATTAATACAACCTCATGGCCAGGGCATGAGTGAACTATATTTTCAAAGTTAGTTCCCTCACCAGAACACATGATACCTAATTTCATACAACTTCTCCGATAAGGTTATCGTCCAAATCATCCACATCTGGTGGGACTATCATAACAAAACCAATACCACAATTAAATACTCTTCTCATTTCCTGTTCTTCTATTTCACCAGCTTGTTGGATCTTATTGAAAACATCAGGACGTTCCCAAGAACTCCAATCAATTTGTGCATTAGGCGTAACCCTAGATATATTCTCCTCTAAACCACCACCTGTAATATGTGCCATACCGAGTATGGGAATCTCATCCATGTAGTGTTTCACCCTTGGCCAATAGATTGCAGTTGGTGTAAGTAACTCAGGCATATCACTATACTTTATCTTCTGTCTCCATATAAGTTCATTGATCAAACTATACCCATTACTATGCACTCCACTACTCTCTATACCAATTATCTTATCACCCCTCTTAATAAGACCACCATCTATTATCTCAGACTTCTCTACAATACCTGTACAGAATCCAGCAAGATCAAGATCATCATCATATGTTGGTGGAGGTGCAGGTCTGGGATGTTCAGCAGTTTCTCCACCCAATAGATCCATACCTGATAGTTCACATCCCTTAAGAATACCTTCCATAATCTGATCTATGATAGGAGATATCTTACCAGTAGAAATATAATCTAAGAAGTATAAAGGTTTAGCACCACATGTAATCACATCGTTGACACACATGGCAACGAGATCAATACCTATAGTAGTAAATTCTCTATTGATCTTTGCTATATTAATTTTAGTTCCGACACCATCAGCACCAGACACTAAAACAGGTTCCTCATAACCACGAGGAACCTTAAACATACCACTAAATCCACCAATAGCAGGAGCTTGCTTTTTTAGTCTCTCCACAAAAGCATTACCTGCCTCTATATCTACAGCATATTTCATCGTATTATATCAATCTCATCTGGGTTAGTATTCCATGTCTCCAACTTAGTTCTTAATCTTCCTTCTTCTTTAAGGTTCTCAAATCTACGAACAGCTTTCTTTTTCCACCAAGAAATTATTTCATCAACTGAAAATCTATCATAGTTTTCAGCCTTAACAAGAGTCTCTTGTTCTCCAAGTATAACTTCCCTAGTATTTTTGAAGCCATAGGTGGACATATAGAAACGTTTTTGTTCTGTTAAATTCTTGGCGGCTAGTATAGCATCATTGAAATCCATCAACTTAGTTTCATCTTCTAAAGATTTCTTGATAATAGATATCATCTTTGTTTGTATTTTTAATTTCCTACTAGAGGCATCTTCCTTAACCAAACACTTATCATTATTTCTGGCAGTGAACCACTTGTTTAAGTCCTTGAAAATATTATCGTGAAGTAGAGGAGTGAAATTACTAACAGTCAATCCTTTATACCTCATATAAGGTTTCAATCCATCATACTGTGATGACGATTTAGTAGACCCATATAAAGATGTGGTTTCAAATAAACAAATATCTGAATTATACTTAGCATTTAATTGTTCTCTTGCTGTATGAGAACAACATAACATCGCTAGAAGTTTACCACCGAGGTAGTTAAAACCGAACGGTTGAGTAGGAACAATAATGAATCCCATGATTGCATGGCGGTTAAACCGACCCAATTCAGGTACATTACCCAACCAATCATTCCTTGGTTTAGAATTTATGGTGGGAGAACCGAACCGTACAAACCCTATAGTCTTATCTGTATTGGTTTCCTTGACAATCCACTTCAATGATTTGCCAGGAATTGAACTCTCAATCGCATGAGAAGTAGTAACTTCTAATCTCTCATTAAAATACTCATTACTAAATCCATCCTTATCTCCAGCAGTATAGATCCTGATATCCATATCTTCTGGATGCATATCAAAATCTGTGAACAAATCATCCTCGGGCCCAAACCCAGGCAAAGCGACAGGTTGATTCGCTATCCTGTCTAACTTGACGGTACGCAAATATTCATCGATCCTTCCAGTGTTAGCGAAGTAATCAATGAATTTATCTGCTGCGTAATTAGCATCAGATGGTGATAGTTGCATCAATCAATCCTCTGTGGGGAACCAGTAGAACGCCACATAATAATATCATCTTGATCTAGATATTGAACTGGTGGTTCTTCCCACATATCTGGTAATTGCATATGTCCTTTATGTCTTGGAAATCCAAAATCAATAATGATAGGAGACTCCAATACATTATCAATACTTTCCGCCATTCTACGGAAACCAGTTCCAACTAAAACCTGTCCAGCACATACTGCTACAGTGCATGTTCCCCAGAAGATATAGTACCATCTAGATTTAACTTGTGCTCTGAGTTTTCTTTTGTCTTTAGTCACTCCATTAACTCCATAATTGCATAATAAACATAGATCAGTGATGCAATACCATTAAGCATTAATAGTATTCCCAGAAATCCAAAGCAGTCCAGTCTAAACGGGGCGTACTTCTTCTTCGACACTAATCAATTCCTCCAATTTAACAAGGCTGAGAAGTTCAATACCTTGAGACTTCATAAACTCTACAGCTCCATCTTGACGATCAACTATAGTTACAACCCTATTAACATTATACTGCATATCTCTTAAAACATCAACAGCCTTCATTGCAGATTCACCTGTCGTGGTTACATCCTCCAATACAGTTATAGTAGTTCCGATAGGAGGCAAAGGCCCCTCAACCTGAGAAGCAGTTCCATGACCTTTAGGTTCCTTACGAATTATTAAACCTGCACCTTTCCCAATTAAAGTAACACCTGACACTAAAGGATCAGCACCAAGAGTAAGTCCAGCTACACAAGGAGTATCAATATGTTCTAGCATCATCTCAGATACTAATTGTAAACCTTTACCTGTAAGAATAACTGGTTTACAGTTCACATAATGATCACTCTCTTTACCAGAGGAAAGTTTAATCCTACCATAACGATAAGCATACTTCTTTAAAATACTAATCAGTTCTTGTTTCATTTGAATTCACACTCCACCATAATTTCAGTAAGACACGCAAGTAGATTTATCTCTTGGTCAGCCACGAACGCAATCTGGTACTGATACTTAGCAAGAATGAGAACAGCAGCAGCAATGCTAGGCCCTTCAAGGGATGTAAGAAGAGCATCGTAAATGCGACGCAAAAGTACAGCAGGATCATTGTCCAGATTATTGACACACCATTTACGTACTTCTGGAAACTTCTTCTCTTTGAGGTTTTTAACGAGATCATTTATGTTAACATCCGAAAAACTAGCAAGGATAGATGAATCTATCTTACCACCAACAGCATGTCTTTGACATTCATTTAAGACTCTTCTCCAATCTGGGAAGTGCTTATTGATGAGTTCTGCGAGGACTTTCTTATCAGTTTCAACCCGCTCGATGTCCAAGATGGATACAAGTCGTTTGAAGAAGGCCCCTGCAATTTGTGGTTTGTCTTTTCTTGATATTCCAAACTCGATGACGGAGCATCTCGAATGGAGGGGCTCAATGATCCTGTTCTTGAAATTACATGTGAAGATAAACCTACAATTCTTGTAGAAGGATTCGATATTGGCTCTGAGGAGGAGTTGAACATCGTGAGTTGTATTATCGGCCTCATCTATAATTATAACCTTATGTTTGGCATCACCATCCATAAGAGATACTGTAGCAGCAAAGTTCTTTGCCTGATTTCTAACAGTATCTAAGAACCTACCTTCATCGGATCCATTAATAACATAATAATCACAACCCAATTCCTCACACAATGCTTTCGCAACTGTGGTCTTACCTATGCCTGGCGGGCCTGATAGTAATAGATTTGGGATCTCACCTGTTGCTAAGAAGTCCTTAAAAGTCTTCTTAGTAGCCTCTGGGAGTATACAGTCATCAATAGTCTTGGGTCGATATTTTTCAACCCATATAAATTCATCCTTCACGTTTAGGTTCCCTCAGCATCATGAATGGTTTAATCAACTCTAACAAATCCTCAGCAGTACGTTTTGATTCCATTTGTGCAACAGCATCTTCCCAATCAGCATAAGTACTTTCTGGGTTGATGTTCGCCATCAAATTAATCTGTGCGATTTGTTTAAGAGTAGTTTCATCCATCTTGCTGACAGTATACTCAGTATACTCCCTAATAAAATCTTCTCTAGTAACATGTTCCATTAGTTAAATCTCCGTTCGTAAGCAATAGCAATACAACCAACCAATAGACCTATAAAAACAAAATCTAACATTGGGGTATCGGAAGTCAAATTCATTAGATCAATCCTCCCATGTTATATCTGGTTCAAGTGCTATGTAGTATGTAAGATCATACTCAGATGACTTGAATTCAGATAACAACTTCTTAGATATCTTAACCTCATATGTGCCAGGCACAATCTTGATGTTTTCCACCTTGAAATGTAATCCAAAAGTCTTAGTTGTTTCACCAACAACAATAGAAAAATCATTAGAAGTATCATTCTTACGATCAGATACCACCATCTTAATCTCCTTACCATTACCCACTACAGACAAATCGGTAAGATGATAAACCCCAGCAGCCTTAAGTAGTCTGTCAAGTTGAGCACTTCGCAATGTAAACTCAACATCAACTGTTGGAAGAGTAATTGATTTCTCAGGAGGAGAAACAATAACACTAGGATCAGCAAAGAAATACTTTGACCTTTGTTTTCCCTCTTTAATATTAACAAAACTTTGGCCTGTAAAGTTCAGTTCTGGTTCTTGAAATAATCCAAGAGAATTTAAGAACTGACTAAGATCATATACACCAAACTCCTGTGGGAAATCCTCATCTATATTTGCTTCTGCAAGGATGTTCTTCATGACCGAGATAGTTCTCAGTTGATTTCCTTGTTTAAATAGAATCGATTGATTAATAGTAGCAAAGTTCTTGAGTAGATTAATAGTTCTATCGGACAGTTTCATGGGAGTTTTAGTTTGCATCATGTAGGCCAGCGAAGTGGTATAATAGTGTACAATAATGGATTGCTTTCAAAATGTCAACTTTTGATTTTCCATCCTTTTTGCCGAACCTCGAAAGGTATTTGATGGCATTGGATCGGCAAAATGCTTCAGCATCTCCAATACCCTGTATAAGATCTAATGTTTGGATTCCATCAGTGCTAGTATAGTGCGAACCATAGGTAGTTGCAATATAATTCTTGGCTTCATCTAACATAATGTCTTCTCTATATTTGTAGAAGACTCTATCAAAATCACCATCTGGTCTTACACCAGTATTGGAATCTTTTTGTGGAACCAATTCTCTAGTCATAGGATCTTGACCATGTGTTCTCCTATAGACAGTCTTTCCACCATCAGGAGATTCATAGATCCACTTACGATTTTCCTCATCAATTCCTGGCATCATTTCATCCTCATAATTAGTAAAATGGTGTGCAGCTCGATCATCAACATCAGCAAGATCCACATTAGGAGGCCATGGACTACCAGGCGTCCACTCAAATCCACCACTCTTTTCTATCCAATCTAACTGTTTATCTTCATCACTCCATCTTCCTTTTGATTTATCCATAATAGGGTAGTCCTCATCAAATGTTCCATCTAATATTGAAGCAGCTAGTGCCCATGCATTAACCATATTCAAATAGGAAATCGTTTACAAGTGATTCCGCTTTTTCTTTTCCAAATACACCAGTAAGATATCCTCCTACAGGATCGAGTTTGGTCATGTACTTATCGAAATCGGAATAGACAGAAGTGTCTAAACCTTTTGGCATACCACATTCTACCATAGTTTTATAGGCAGTCAAGTACTTTTTAAACATATCAAGATGATCATCCACTTCATCTGCCTTGCAATACTGAATGTAAATATTTTCTGAGAAATGATTTCCAGGCTCAAAGAACCTATAGTCACCTTTTCCCTTAGGCAATCCTTCAACACCAAAAAAGAAATTCTCTGTAGGATGTTGAAAGTCAAAAACAATGATGACCTTCTTCTCAGTAAATCCCATAAGATCCATTCCAAAACAAGGTAACCTTCCTGTAGGAACATCAGCATCCGTCTTGGGATAGATTATATTATTATAGATGTTGGATCTTTTACTCCAAATATCTACTGCTCGAGACTTAATGAACCAGTCATTCTTAAAGATATCTGCCTTTAAACTGGTTCCTTTAGATTCCCACTCTGCCCATGTTGAGTCATGGGCTAGATCAGGAAAGGTCTCAAACAGAAGGGACTTGTAGTTCTTCCATAGATTCTCCATTTTCTCCTCCGAAGTTTACATCAGCATCTACCTTGTCATACAAATCAAGAAAGGCCTGTTTGGTTTCATCGTCAAAACGATTCACACAAACTTGAATTGCTTTCTCTTTGTTCTTCCAGATAGCATATGCCTTTACGATATGGACAAGACGGCGTGTACTGATAACTTCTTCTACACCACCATCATAGAATGTCTTTCTTATTATATCACCCCAGTCAACTAATTTCTTACAGAAACCAGCATCTTCACACAAAAGATTTAATATCTTCTCTTCTGTTTTTGGATTTGGATAGGACTGTTCAAATGTTACAGGGAATCTTTCTAAGAATGCTTCGTTGAGCACGTTAGTTCCAATAAATCGCCCGTCGTCGGATCCTTTACCTTTAGTGTTAGCTGTGGCAATGACGTTGAATCCTTTAGATGGTCTAACGAATCGTCCGATTTTTTTGAGGAAGACACCATTTCCTTCAAGTATGCTCTGGAGACAGAGAATCTTATTAGAGGCAAGGTCGATTTCATCAAGGAGCAAGATAGCACCTCGTTCGAGGGCTTCGATGACTGGGCCGTTATGCCAGACTGTGGAGCCATCAACAAGACGGAAACCACCAATAAGATCATCTTCATCTGTTTCAATAGTAATGTTTACACGAACAACTTCACGTTTTAACTGGGCGCAGGCTTGTTCAACTCCAAATGTTTTTCCATTACCTGATAGACCTGTAATGAATGTAGGATAGAATTGTTTCGATTGAATTATCTTTTTAACATCAGTAAAGTTTCCGAACTTGACAAAGTTCTCATCTACATCTGGAACTAAATTCTGTTCCACAAAAGGTACTGCTGATGGAGCTTTGAAATTCTTTTCTAACTTCTCTTTAACTGTTAGATTCCACTTGCCAATACCTTTCTTAAAACCTTTAAGGTACTTGGTGACAGTTTGATATCCTACGTCGTTCTGGGCGCAATAGGCTTTCACATGTGCAGATGTGATTTTGTCACCATATAGATCTCTAAGAGAGTTGATGAGAGATTCGGGATTCACTTTAGCTTCAAAAGGCATTTTGTTCATTCTGTTGTATGTATACATTATAGTATTAAAAAACCCCCTATGTAAGGGGGTGTGTGCCACTAATCTAACTGTCTATGCAATGTATTCCATAAACTCTGATAGGACTTTCTTATTCATCTTCTTAGAGTTAAGTGACTTCTTGAAAGCAGATTTGATCTGTGCTTTAGTTGCATCTTCATTTACTTCAAACTCAGTATCATTATTCAATGCTGATGAAGACAATCCAAAGTAAGCGTGGTATCCAACATCAGTCAACTTACAAGATTTATTTTTCTTCCAATCAGATGTCATAGTTTGGAATTTTTCAAAGTCCCAATCAAGGTACTTACGAATGAAACTAGTAGCATTCCTCTTTTCCAATACCCTTATGCCAAGGAAATTAACATTAGGAAATCTTCCTCTAAGTTGATTCAATAAGGCAGAAGTTAATTCATGATATTCAGACTTACAGAAATAAGTCTTACCAGTCTTTCTATCACGAATATAAGTGTGACCATTAACTGAGGATCTTTGTCCTAGATAATCCTCATCCCCATCATGACGAGCCTTAATTAACTTACTGAATTTCAAAGGATGTGCTTCTCCATCTGTAAGAGTAATACATTGAATCTTTTGAACATTCTGTTTCTTTTGGAACAATGGAATTAATTGATTCAATGAAACCAGTGCCTCATTAAGAGGTGTTCCTGATAGAGATAATCTACGAGGATACTGATAATAAACTTGGCAATCCCATCTTCTAGTAGCAGTAAGAGCAGCAGTTAATCTCCAGATATTCAACATCTGTTTTTCAAATTCTGATTTCTTACAATCGCTAGAAAGAAACTCAACCATTGAGAACATACTATCAACAATGGCATGTCCATCCTTCTGTTCATGATGTTCTGGAAGGGATCTATTTCTATATCCATACTCATTAATGTAGTCCTCATAATTCCACTCATTAGTAAAGGCAAATACTTGGAAAGGGATATTAACTTTCTTACAGAACCATATTAAGTTAAACAATTGCTTAATAGTATCTTTTAAAACATATGACATAGATCCAGACCAGTCAAGAACAAAGATCAAGCCATGGTTTTTACCATCAGGTATAGTAGTAATCTTTCTGAATAGATCTTCATTATACTTATAGGTATGAAGTTTATTACAATCTATAACACCAGTCTTGGCAATAGTAGCACGTGAATATGCGTCTGCTGATTTACGGCATTCAAACTCCTTTACAAGATAACTAACTTCTTTCTGTGCAGTTCTTCTGAATAGTCTGTATTCATTATCTACAGGTTCAAATATATCTTTACATGTATCTGAATTTTCATCCCAATTTTTTTGGCATTTGATCCAATGATCTTGAAGATACTCATGAACATCAGAATTACTAGCAACTAATGTATCAAGATTTAATTTAGGTATCTCAATATACTCTGGATCATAATAGGAATGTTTATCAGAAGACTTAGTAAGATTTTTTAGATTCTCTTCAAGAGCTTTATCAGTCTGTGCTTCCATCTCATGATGTTCGCCACCAACAGTCTGATCATCATAATCAAGATCCTCAAAATCTAAATCCTCTTCTTCAGACTTTTCACTCTTGCCACTATCACCTTCCATTTCCATATCAGTATCTTCTTCATCAGTATCTTCAGTCTTAGAATCCACTGGAATCTGTTGAAGATTTCCACTCTCACTACCACCACTACTCATAGGCACTTGAGTCTTCTCAAGATCATCCATCTTATCCTTAAGAAACTTAGTCAGTTCTAAAGATAAGTTAAGAACATCTTCAAAAGTTTCTGTTCTAGATGCTTTCTCTACAAATATCTTTTCATCATCTTCAAAGTCAATATCAACGAAATTACCAATCTTAAAGTGAAGATTAATTCTATCAGCTAAATTGATCTCCTCTTGATCCTTATCAGCAATCTCAAAGAAGTCTTGTTCTGCTAGTTGTGAATATCCATTATAGAATGTCTTACCTAAGCCTGGATATTTCTTCTTCATAAACTTTTCAATTCTAACATCCTCGAAAACATTAACAAAGGACATTGGAACTTCTGGAAATTCTTTCATCCAGTTATCTGCTGGAGTGAATAGTGCGTGTCCAACTTCATGACCCACCAGTAGGTCGTATACGGTTCCAGAAGCCTTCTCCCACATTGGTAGGGTCAATACCCTCTTTTCTACGTCAAACGATGCCGTGGGGACTGGGCGATTCTCTATGATGAGATCTTCAGTCGCAAGTAGTTTAGCGAGTTGTCCTTTAACTTCGTAGTTGACCTGTGTAAGCATTTCGTTTCTTGTCTATGTACATATAATAGTACATATCAGGACAGTTTCAACGAACAGTGTGCAGCTTTTTCAACTGTCTACTGTGAATATTTTACCCTAGAAAAACCATTCATCTTTTCAAACGTAATCAAATTATCCAACCTGTCCGTCAATTCATCAACCTTATGAGAGATCATAAAGATGTAGGCATCCTTAATGACATACTTGATAATCTTAGTAAACTCGTCAGTGCCATTACTGTCAAGTGAACTGTCAAATATTTCGTCAAGGATCAATATATTTGTACTAGAAGAATTCTTCAACTTAGCAATATCTCTCCAAGTAAACAGAATAGCAAGATCAATTCGCATTTTTTCACCCTCAGAGAAGGACTCGTAGCTGAACTTCTCGTGAATAGGAGACTTGATCTTCTCGTTGAACTGTTCATCAAAGGTAAAATTGATATAAAAATCCATCATCTGAAGATAGTGGTTAATCTTCTGATTCATTATAGGCAAATACCTTCTTATGATCTTCGCCTTGACACCACTATCCTTCATCATGGAGTTAGCAAACTCCAAGTAATCAATGTCTTCAGTGTGATCGGCCTTAGTTTTTTCTACAGATACTAAATCATTTTTTAAACCCTTGAGGGTAGCTCTTTCAGTATTTCGATTTGCAATTTGTTCGGTAATGTCTTGAACTTCCTGTTCATGATAGTTGATTTGACGTTGGTACTCAGAAATTTTAAAATTGTTTGTTGAAATGTCATTCGTTAACTTAGTGATCTGCTTGGAGACATCTATAAATCTGGCCTCTTTTTTCTGTTCTTCGTTTATAGACTTTTGAAGATCTTTGTAAGCGGAGTTAATCTCCTTTACTTTCACTTCGATATCACCGATCTTATTTAGCCTAAAGTCTTCCTCAATATCCTGTTCACAAGTAGGGCATGATACATTATCCTTGAAGAACCTATGTTCATCGGTAATAATCTTAATCTTCTGTTCTAATTTACCCCTAATTGTGTTCATCTTCCGTAATGAAGATGTAGCATTAGATATAGATTCTAATTCTGGTTGGTGTTTAGTCTTAATAATATTATCATACTTACTATTATCTCCTATCAACGTAGAGGTATCATCCAATAAAGTTGATATCTTATCCTTCATCTCTTTAATTCTCTTCTTGCCACTCTTATCCAAATCAGCAATGAAGTTTTTCTGCATCTCAATCTTCTCTTCTATCAATTCCTTCTTGATAGTAAGTTCCTTTATCTCAGTAGTTGATCTACTAATCTTCTCTCTAAGTATCTTTGCCATACCTGAGAAGATTTTAATGTCCAGCACATCCTCTACAATCTCTCTACGGTGAGTATTGTTCAACTGCATAAAGGGTACAAACGTTGCCGAACCCAATATGGTTGTCTGTGTGAAGGATTTATAGTTTAACCTTAATATACTGTCTTCTAGGTGCGCCTGTTGATCATTGGCGTTCGCAAACTGATCTTGTTTCTTACCATCAATATAGACCTCAAACAAGGTAGGCTTCATACCTCTTACAATGGTATAGACCTTACCGTTTGCCTCAAATTCTATCCGTACTTCACATGCTTTGTCATTAACTGTATTAATTAACTGCGACTTCTTGATCTTACGAAAAGGCTTGTTATATAAAACAAAAGTAAGAGCGTCCAAAATAGTAGACTTACCTGCTCCATTCGCACCAACTATTAAATTTGTAGGGGATTTCTGAAAACTAACAATAATAAATTGATTGCCAGTTGATAGAAAGTTACGCCACCGTATCGTCCTGAATGTTATCATAATCTTTAGGCGGTATCACAATATCGTCAGGAGTAATGATGACATACTTATACTTGTTTTTGTGGCATGTTTCTACAGCTAGTGTATCATCAATTTCAACAACTGTCAAGGAAGTCTCTTCATTAGCTTCTAAAAGTCCAGCATATCTTGTAGCATCGTCTTCCTGTTGAAAAAGATATAATGCTTTCTGACCAGCATCATTAGTGACAGCATAAGCACCTTCACCTTCCTTTCCAGCAAGCGACAAGATATACATCACTCAACCTCGCAAGCTTCCAAGTATACTTCTCTGAGTAGGTTTTTAACTCTATCTTTTTTCAAATCAAAATCGGATTCCTCTATGTATTTATTAAGAAGAGTTAGGGTATCTTCCACACTCTCTCCATCAAGATCCACCTCCAGATCATTGATCTCCGTATTCTCAACAACTTTTAAATCTATAATACCAGCCTTCAAGAGTTTGTCAAGGAACTTATCATATTCTAATTGGCTTGTTCTCTTCTTTACAAATAATTTTACTATCTTATTCTCGTATAGATGTGCCTTGAATGTTGCGGCTGGAGTGTCATCATAATATATCTTCTCAAATATACTATAAGGATTTTCTACAAACTCAATCTCCAGTGTCTCTGTATCTAAGATACTAAATCCTCTCTTATCTCCACAGTCATTCCAATACATCTGATAGGGATTACCTAAGTAAAATGTTTGCCCATCATTACTTCTAGTATGATAATGTCCTGAGAATACAGTGTCAAACTTAGATATAATTTCCTTGTCGATTCCTCCTTGTTGAGTCATGCCAGGATATAATTCAAATCCATGTAACTCTAGGTGACCAAAAGCAATCTTAGATTTCGTGGCCTCAATACCAGATTTAGTTTGTTCAATATTGTCTTCACAGATCCAAGGGAGCATGAAGGCTTTGAATCCGTTAATATCATATTCTCCAGGCTCAGATATAGGGATAAGGTTATCGTAACTAAGTA